ACGTAACTTATTGATGACACCATTCTTGGCAAACATCTGTCCAGTAATACTCTTGCGTCGTCCGTTAGTGAGTGCTTGCATCAGCTCCTCGTGGGATGATTCTTGAGCCTTCTGTCGCCAGTAATTGTCCATCAGGCTCACTTCCTTATGAGTAGTCATTGCCCCGTACTCGATTTGCTCCTTGGTATAACCAGACTCTTGATAGTAACGTTCCCGCACCCAATCTGGCAAATCCTTGTGTTTACCCATGAGGATATCTACGGCACTCTTTGCTTTATTAACCTTCTTCTCGCCGTTTTCCAACCTATTAAGGACGTCATTAGATGAATTGAACTCTTTTTTGGTAGTTGAAGCATTATCAATGTTATACGCTTTCATCCAGTTATAGTAGGCCTCGTCACTGACACCTTGACCTTCTGCTAGAGACTTATAGTAGTTTCTTTGTACATTACCGCTCTTATTAACCAATAAGCCGTCTTGGATCTTGTATGTGCCTTTTTTAAGCCCACGCTCAAAATCTTTAATGGTTTTGCCTGTATCATCACCGGTAGTCGATGTAGCGGCTGATTTTTCGTCTGGACGCAATGCATTCTTGCCAAATAGTAGAGCCTTAGCTTGATTCCATGCATTTCCAGAGTCTACTTCAAAGTTTGTATGCTCCTTACCATTCTTGTCAGTATAGACATCTCCACCGTCCTGTAGGACCTTTATGCCACTCGTGGTTTTCTTTATTTGATTGCCTACGGGGATGAGCCCCTGCAAGTTTTTTTGTGCCTTCTCATTGTCGCCCTGGGTTGAGTAGTATCCAGCACCTATAAGGTTAGCTACTGTCTGCGCTACTCCGGTAGCACCATCAAATCGCCCTAGATCACTTGTCTTGCCAAATATCTTCTCACGCTCAGATTTAGGCACCATATTAAGTGCAGCGGATGCGGTCGGGTTCATCTTTGCTGCCTCTGAACCAATTCGGGCAAATTTTTGACCTAGTTTATCCTCTTCGCCGTCACCATCTGCGTCGCTACTCAATATGTCTTTGAGTGCATCCGCCATATTCGCTAGCGGTTCACTACCAGTTACTTGCTTCATCAACATATTCATTCCGTAGGCAACTGCAAACGCTTCTGCAGCTCGTGTTGCCGTACCGCCTGCATCTTTAAATTGTAGATTCCGTACTTCGGAGCCAATTTTTTTAACATTCGCAATATTATTTTTCCAGCTCTCATTAGTCTCATAGGTGAATTGCAGGAACATCTTGCCTAGTGTTGATTTATATACTTGTGGCATAGCACCAATGCCACGTCCACCAACAGCACGTTCAGTCGCCTGATCGGCTGCTTTTATTAACTGGTATCCTGTCAGCCCTTTTCTCTGAGCACTATAGTAGTTAGCGGCCCAGTTTAACTGTATGAATTTCTTTTCTACCAAGTTCATACCCGAGACTACACTAATTTTGTCTGTAACCTTTTGATACCTGGACCTAGTAAACTTACCGTCCGTGTCTGTGTAGCGTTCACGCAAGAATGGGGACTTACGCATTGCCTCTTTAGTGCTTTTATTAAATGCTGTCAGAAAAGCACGTCCTGTACTGCGTAATCCATTATCCCGGACCGTTTCTGGTAAGTTTAATGTTTGTGCTAGGGTTGATGATAAATTACCTAAAATCTTATTAGCACCATTGATACTCTCTAGTCGTTGAATGAACTGTACACCTCTGTTGGTCTGGTCAATGAATGGCCTGTCTAGAGAACTACTCTTTCCGGCCATTTCATTGACAAAGTTTTGTACGGCAATAGTAGCTTTGCTGGATATTTTGTCACCTTTAGCGAGGTTGCTATCTGGATCAATGTTAGTGCCGCTCTTTTTAGCCATGTCGATTGCACGCATCGATGATTCTATTTGCCTACCACGGGCAATGACCGGCTCCATATGAGTGTTGTACAACATAACATCTGCGTAATATTCAAAAGCCTTGCGCGGATCTTTTTCATAGCTCACCATACCGCCAAATCGACGCTTCTCATTAGCATTGAACTTATGGGTTGGTTTAAAGTCGGCAGATAAACCAGCAATTGAGGCTGGTATTTCACCACGGGCTTGACCTTCCATATCCCCTCTCACGCCTGTTGGAACGGCAGCCAACAGCTTATCCACGGCTCTACCTAATATATTGCTTCGCTTTTGAATGTGTGGCATGTAGTTCTTGAGATATGGAATCTCTTCCTTGCCATACATACGTCTAACTGAGTTAAGGTTAGATATCATAGCATCATAGTTTTTACGCATAAATGCATCATATTCCTTGACGCGCTCAGCTGCTTGAGGACCATACTTCTTCGTAAATGCTGCGTTCATGTTCTCGTCAGCACTGCCCACAGGGAACTTGCCCTCTGTGTACGCACCAATATCCTCCCAAAACTTTTTACTACTTACAAAGCGAGGACGTGCTTTATCGATATGCTTAGCTAGTGCGGCATGTTTACCTAGCAGGTTCTCGATTTCATCAGCATAGTTAGCGTATGATTCAGTTTTTTGGTAGTAAAAGTCTTTAAGCAGTTTTTGGCCCGCCTTATCCTGAATATTCTTCTCAACAAGGCGGTTAAAGGTGTCTGTAATGCCACCCTTGCTTTTATCTAGGCTGCTCGTCAGGTGATCGGCCTCTATTACGTCGAACTTGCCATTGGTTTGATGAACCACTCCAAACGGCGTTACCTGAATGTAGTTACCTTCAATTTCACCAGTCCTTGGGTTACGTACAAAACCACCATCAATCGAATGTTCGCCAACTAGAGGTACAACAGCAACCCCACCAGCACTATCAGGATTCTTGTAGGCCATAAATTCTTGAACCTCACCATCCTGTTTGGCCGCTTCTAGGGCTTTTTGGATCACCTGGTTATCATTGACCTTATCGATATTTTTTGTCTGACTTTTCCATATATAAGCCGCTCGTGAGGTTGGTGTCCAGTCACCAGGCTCTCCATTATCCCCAATATAGCGCCGCTCAAAGCTAGTAAAGCTCTTTTTACCATCTCGACTACGTTTTGTATGAACGCGGTATTCATAGTCTCCATCCCTGAATGGCTTCGTCCAATTGTCCAGTATTCCAGGTTTTGTTTGTTCATACAGATTACCTTTTGTTAACAGATGTCCATCTTCCATCGGCACATTGGTGAACGAGCCAGACTCTGCTGGCTGAGCTGCTGTGTTCGTATCAGGTATCATATTAGCACCGTACTTTCTGATAAATTGCCGCAACTCTTGCTGTTTAAGTCCTGCCTGACGGGCAATCCTAGTGATTTCCCGATTTGCGTCTGCTACATCTTGATTGTTGCCATCCATCATAGCCGCTTTGCGATATTCTATGATGTCCTTGAGCTCATTCCATGCATTTTCTTTTGTCTCTTTAGCTACACGAACACGCTCCTGTGTTGCCTGTTCAACATCCTGCTGGGCTAAAGCAATAGTTTCTGGATCTTTTCGTAATTCGGCAAGCATTTGCTTATTTTCACGTACTCGACGGCGTGATTCGGCAGCACGCTGTAGCTCTTGAACAAAGTCATCGATCTCGTCATAGCCCATTTCCTGAGCAATAGTGTCAATATCACGCTTGCCTGTACGACGCCTGTAGGCAACTGGTATGTCTTCTATTAGATTTCCTAGGTAGTGTTTTAGATCATCAACATGGATGCGTGGTATATTCCAATTTGCGTCACCACCCATGATATTAGTTTCTTGATTCGCAAACAGCTCTGGGTTGGTCTTTGCTATTCGTGTATCAATAGCTTGACGCAGCTCTTTGGTCATCTTTGGTTTTGGATTATCTTGGATTTCATTAATAGTTTCTTGAAGAGGGTGCTGGTAACGATTATTTGTATTGACATTTTGGGTGTTGTTTGCTACACTGTCGTTAAGATTCGTGGACTGTAATTGCCCCGTTTCGGACGTATAACCACTGACTGTATTATCAGTATTTGGTCGGCCAGATGACGAATCGTTAAAGTAGGTAACCACATTCAGTGCGTTGCCTTTTTTAATTACCTCGACAATAGCTTTTTTATTCCCCTTCATTTCGCGCTCAAATTTTATTCTTTGTACACCACGAACCACCTTTTCTTTTGTTATTGTGTCTGGATCTTTTATTATCTCTGGAAGGGCAGCTATATCGTAGTCGCTGAGCGGTAGTGAATCATCAGGGTTTACAATATGACGATTATGAATATGAATCGCGTTTTTGTTTGTTAGTTCGATGGAAGCACCACCACGAACATCAATTCCAGTAGCCTGCTGTATCTTAGTTGCGGACTCATGACTAATAACACCAAGCTTAGTGATTCTACGTATTCCACGCAGTACATCATCAAATTTTTTAATAGTTTCGAGTGCTTTATTTGGATCAATACTCATCGTCCTCACTCGTCCATCGCCGCCAGGTACTTGCTGTTTGGCGTTTCTGAACTTACCTGTTTCCATTTGGGCGTAAAACTGCTTGATAATATCCTGCTTACCGATAAGTCCTCTTATGGCTTCGGTAATACGGTCATACACTGCCAGGACCTTCTGAGGAATACCTAATCTAGCACCTAGACGTACTTTATCTTCACCGTTTAGTCTTCCGTTATAGTAATCACTGAATCCGTCTGCTAGCTGTTCCTCAGCCAGTAGGTTAATGTCACTATCCCCATATTCTTTGCCGTACTTGCTAATGAGATAGTCGTCACCGTAAGATTCACGGATAGTGTCTAGAAGCTCCTGTTTATTGTCTACACGCTCCAAGAGCTTGTGCCCCAGTTCGTGGTTTAGAGTGTCCTCAGACAGCTTGTTCAGGTTTATTTTGTCGGTATTTGGATCGTAATAGCCGAGAGCTTTTCTTTGCATTTCATTTTGCCACTCATTGAATGCAAGGCGCTCATCACCTGTTAGTTGTAGGTGGCGTGCTAGGAGGCTACTTTGGCTAGTTAGCTCCTGCATTTGAGCATCTGCCTGACGCTTATACCTTACGTAATCTCGTACTTTTACGTTATTCTCATCAAACACCACATAGTTGGTACTCTCTGCCCTACCAAGGTCTCGATTATTAGCATTAAATAGAGAATCTGCCGGATAAATAATTCCGTCGATACCGGCACGGCTTAAGAACATAGAGGTTTCTTTTGGTGTCATACCCCACTCACTTTGTAATTTGTGATATATGGACGCACCAGACTCATCAGTGTCGAATGGGATTGAATTAGGGTAACTCTCGGTATCTCTTACGCTAGTTCCCCATTTGTCGGTTAAGTTCTCAGCAAGAGCTTGTTGTTTTATCTTATGTTTTTGCTCAGGATCAACAGTGTCATACCAACTTAAGAAATCAAAGTCACGACCATCACTACTAGCAAGATCCACGTTATACAAGTTTCTGCTATTACCAACATCATTAACTCTTTGATTGATCTCTTCCTCGGCAAGACGTCTCTTTTCTGAGCTATTGCGCACAATCTGTTCTAGTTCGCTAGCAAGATTGTTGTACTTTTCGGATGCTGCTATAAAATCACTATCGAAACCAGTTCCGGCCATCTCGTCTGCCTTTTTGCCATAATACTGACTCTGCTGTCGCAATGAATCAACCTGTTGGGCTAATTCATCTGGGTTCATATTGGCTGTAATATTGTACCCGTTTTTAGATAAGAAACGCTGAAGCTCATCGGACATAGTGTCTTTATTTACATACAGACTATCCCTGAATTCCCCAGAGATTAAGTCATTTTTTATACGCGCACGATTATTGTTGTTGCCAATATCTGCATAGTGCTCGCCAATACCTTTATTATCAGTAAAATATAGACCCCACCCAAAGGACTGGTTGCCCTCACCAGAGCCAATATTATCAGTAGAGAATTTATTAAATTTATGCGGTGAGCCGTGATATAGATTTGTCCCATTCTGTATCATCTTATACCTCACATCCTGTGCAACTCGGTTTTGTACACCCTGGGTAGCCTGCTCGACAAGATAGCTTTCTAGTTTGCCAGTGGTCTGCTGACGGGATGCTACGGCTTTGACATCACCGCGTTGAATGTCTGACATATTCTGACTAACAGCCTGCTTAAGAGCAGAGCTAGCATTTGGTATGGCAGTCTCTACTGTCTGATTAACGTTGATTGACTGGATTGGGTGAGTCTGATTATTTCGTGTATTGACTGTGTTGACCTCTGCTGCCTGGCGTAACGATGCTGTGTTTACTGGCCTACGGTAGAAGGTTGAGTAACCAGCAGGCTGTGTAGTGTTGGTCGCTGTTGGCTGGACCTGCTCCACTGCTTGTACTTTACCTATAGTAGTACTTGGTACTTCTAAAGATTGATTGGGCTGGACGCTTGCTGATCGGTTTCGTAATGTGCTGATTGCTTTACCACCAGCACCCATCATAGCACCGCCCAGTGCACCTAGAGCACCAGCCTGTGCGTGCTGCTTCCAGTCAGTATTAATTTTGCCATCATCTGCTAGGTCGCCAGCAAGAGATTGAACTGTTTCTTCAGCACCCTCTTTAATAGCACCGGTGGCAATGTTCTTCGCTGCGCCTAATATTCTCTTACGTACAGCTTGATCTACTGCCTCTTTGGCGACTTCTTTACCGCCTTGCTTCAATGCGGACTTAACTAGCTGGCCTGATGCACCGAATGGTACACCAAATAGGTCAATGACACCATCAGCAGCACTACCAAGCCGCTGCATGCCATTGAGGTTTTCTACTCTACCATCCTCCGTCATGCGCTTACCAACAACAGCGGACGCAAGCTTTTCCGGCCCTTCCGCAGCTCCCTGAATCATTCCAGGCACTAATTTACCCGCAAACCTTACATAATCACCTGGGCTATCGACTTGAAATCCCGCCTTATCATCATATGAATCAATCCATTTGTTGACGTTATCCATTCCTTTAACTACAGTACGCCTTGCATTGTCGATTGGCTGAGCTATTGCTGCCACTGGCTTGAGCATATTTGCCATATTTTGCGATCGACGAGCTTCATTTGCAGCAACACGTGCCTCATTCTCTAATCGAATACGCTCTTGACGTTTACTAAGAATCTCAGGCTCAGAAACACCGCGAGCACGCAGTTTATTGTCAATGACATCATTACGAGTTGCTTGCTCGGCTTTATATCTGTTAGACTCTTGTTCTATTGTTCGTAATCCACGCATTAACATATCGTGACTGTATGTAGCTAGTGAACTATTGCCTGGATTGGATATACTTTGCGGCAACTGGGGGCGTGGTTGCGGTTGCACTATATTAACCGGCTTGCTTTGCTGCACTTGAGGTTTAGCTATTTGAGCAGGTCTGTTGATGGCGTTTTGGATCTGGATTTGCTTATTCTCTTTGTTTACCCAATCCTGCTGTCCTTGAGGAGTAAGTACCTTAGGAGCATCATTTATAGTCTTTTCTGGGATTACTGACTTTGGCTGATTATTCTGATTTAATTGTTGATTTGCCTGATTAGCTTGTTCAAGGGGATTAAGATTGACTTTTGGTTGAGATTGGTTAAGTCCACTACTTTGATTAGCCCACGATATGTTTGGCCGTACTTGTAATGTCGACTGTCCATTTAACTGAGGCTGTTGGACCTGTTGAGGTTGCGGCTGCCGTATCGGTTGTGGCTGAGCCTGTTGCTCTTTACGCCGTTTCTCCTCATCATTAACCCAACCTTTTCCTCTAAAAAAGTTACCTAATCTCTGAAAAAAGTCCATATCCTAATCCCCTCCTTGGTATTTACAGGTATTGGTTTTGACGTTTACGCTCGTCTTCTTGTTTTAGGCGTGTATCGTAGATATTGAGCGTCGGGTCACTACCTGGTGCTGCTGGATTTGACATGCCAACTGCTGTATCGCCCTCTACTTTGTAACTATCCAGATCTTTTGCATTGTACTGGACCTTATTGCCTGTGTAGGTATTCTGCTGACGCCCAAGATTGTCAATTTCACCTGACAGAGCATTCGCGCGACCAAGATCTGCACGTGCGGCGTTAGCACCGTTCGCACCCTGTGCGGCAGCCTTTTGGCTCTTCATCTGAGCTAATTGTGTCAATAGATTCTGACGTGTAGTCTGAGATGATTGACGTGCGGCACTGTCTTCATTTGCCTTCCAGTCGTTAAGCTTCTTGTCCTCATCCGCGTAGTCGTTCTTAAACTGACCCCATGTTGTATCAATTTGCTTTTGGTTCTGTGCATAGGTTTGACCAGCACCAGAACGCTGTTGGCTAGCTTGATTCTGTACCGCACGGCCTGCTAGTTGCATGTCTGAGCCGACAGCACCCATACTACCAAGCGAACGAAGTAGTCCGCGTAATCCGACAGAAGAGCGGTCATTGATGCTATTGATGTTGGTACGGCGTTGCTGCTGGTTTTGGCGTGTCTGGTCGTTGAATTGACCCTCAGCACGGTTCCATGAACTGCGCAATTCATTTTTCTTGGTGTTGTACTGGTTGTTAATATTGCCCAAACGTACGCCTAATTGAGTATCAATGCGACCTAGCCCATGCTCAAGCTGACCAATACCTTGGTCATA